AAGCTGCAGGGACACGTTGATGGGGTCATCGTCGGCGGCCCGGAAGGGTATGCCACTCCCTGTCTCTGGGAGAACAAGTGCCTCAACAGCAAATCCTGGCGGGATTTGGAAAAGAACGGTCTGGCCGTTTCCAAACCGGTCTATGCCGCTCAGGTCGCCATCTACCAGGCCTACCTACAGTTGCATGAACACCCGGCCCTGTTCACGGCCATCAACGCCGACAGCATGGCCATCTATGCCGAGTGGGTGCCGTTTGATGGGGCGCTGGCTCAGCGGCTTTCCGATCGTGCCGTCAACATCATCGCGGCGACCGAAGCCGGGGAATTGTTGCCGCGAGGCTTCACCGATTCCACCCATGTCGAGTGCCGGTTTTGCAGTTGGCAGGATCGCTGTTGGGGGGTGCGCTGATGAATAGCTCAAGAAAACCGGCTCTTGGGATCAGTGAGCCCGATTGGGATCGGTTTACGCCGGAACAGAATGTCATTCAGTTGGCACCGGTGATTGGACTCGAAGCTGCCATGTCTGCAGTTTTTGCCGATAACTGGGTGTTCGATGAGTTTGAGCAAGCCTACCTGACCAGCGGTGAAGTCTGGCGATCGACCCATAACCCTCCTGAGAACAGCCAAGTGCTGCTGATTTATTTCTGGATAGATCACGGTCATGTTTGCGTCGGCACACGAGTTCTGTCGCAAGGTCACCGGCATTGAAGGAGGGGATTCATATGCTGGATTACAACGATGCGCCCCTGCTGACCGACTGGGATACTGTGGATCTCAGGGCGCAAAAGGATGACATTCGCCGCCACCTGATCGAGAACCTCCGGCCCCTTTTGGCCTGGGTATTTCCCCATGGCACCTGCCAAGGCCGGAAATTCCATATCGGCAATCTTCAGGGCGATCCTGGTGAAAGCATGGAGATCGAACTGGAAGGCGACAAGGCCGGAATCGGCTACGACCACGCCACCGGCGAATCCGGAGACGTATTCGACTTCATCGCACTCCGCGAGGGACTCGATATCCGCCGGGATTTCCGTCAGGTGTTGAATGCGGCGCAGGGTTGGCTTGGAGGTGAAAGTCTGGCACTGGCTTCGATCATGCCACCGAGGCTGGTCTCACAAACCGCTGCGAACGATGATGATCTGGGGCCACATACTGCCAAGTGGGACTACTGGTCAGCCGATGGGCGATTGCTGGCCTGTATTTACCGATTTGACCCACCGACAGGCAAGACCTTTCGTGCCCGTGACATTTTGCTCGGTATCAAAGCTATGCCAGCCGTTCGCCCTTTGTATAACCTGCCGGGGATTGCCAGCAGCGATCAAGTCATTCTGGTTGAGGGCGAGAAATGCGCCCAGGCGCTCATTGACCAAGGCGCGTGTGCGACCACGCTGATGGGCGGCGCCAGCACGCCCATAAAGAAGACGGATCTCACCCCCCTAACCGATAAACGTGTCTGGGTGTGGCCGGACAAGGACCAGACCGGCTGGGATTTTGCCGAGAGGATCGCCCACGCCATTCTCAAGGCGGGCGCACGCTCATGCGACATCCTCCAGCCACCCGGGGATAAGCCTGAAAAGTGGGATGCCGCAGATGCCATTGCGGAGGGTTTTGACTGGCGCACCTGGCTGCAGCAGGGTCAGCATCGTCCCGTCGATGACAGCGATGCTTTTATCAGCATCTATGACGCCGCCGCGATGCTGGCTGATGAGTCCCCGGCACCAGCGGACTGGATCGGTCCTCACCTACTGGATCCCGGTGGCATGTTGGTCCTCGGAGGTCCCCCCAAGGTCGGCAAGAGTGATTTTCTACTGTCACTTCTGGCCCACCTCGCGGCCGGTCTGCCATTTCTCGGCATGCAGCCCCCGCGTCCGCTCAGGGTGTTCTACCTGCAGTCGGAGATTCGTTACCACTACCTCAGGGAGCGGCTCAAAGCCCTGCGCCTTCCGTCCAACAGCCTCTCGACGGTGGGCGACAATCTCAAGCTGACCGCCCAGCTGCGCATGATTCTGGATGAGGAAGGCCTGGATAAGGTCATTCGCTCCCTGCGCCGGAAATACGGTAGTGATCAACCAGACATCATCGTCATTGATCCCATCCGGAATCTGTTCGATGGCGGCGAGCATGGTGGTGAGAACGATAACAACGCCATGTTGTTCTTCCTGCAGCAGCGAGTGGAAAAGCTCCGGGATGCGATCAATCCTCAAGCCGGGCTGGTCCTCGTACACCACACCCGCAAGCTGGCCAAGAAGCAGTTTCTGGAAGACCCGTTTCAGGCCTTTTCCGGAGCGGGCAGTCTCCGCAGTTTCTATACCACCGGGCTCCTGCTGCATAAGCAGGACGAGTCGATCTCAACCCGGGAACTGTATTTCGAGCTGCGCAACGGGCCGGCCATTCCCACCAAGCACATCGACAAGATACATGGCTTATGGCGCGAGGTGTTGTCTGACCAACGGCTGATCCAGCCGGAATACGGCCAGCGATTGGATGCGGAACGTATGCGTAAGCAGGACGTGATTCTCGGTCTCCTGTTTGATGAAGCCGCACAGGGACGCTGTTACACCGCCAGCCAGTTTGCCGAAGCCTTTGAGGGTAAGGCGGGGCTGGGGGCTGACCGAACGATCCGTGAGCGGTTATCGGTGCTGGCCACCAAGGGCTGCATCAAGTTTTTTCGCAATCCGCAGGATTACGCGCTGTCCGCGATTCCACGCAGCCGCTGGGGCTATCTCTGTGTCGAGGGCATGGTGCTGCGGCTTACCGGCCCCCCGAACTTCGATACCGGGGAGATCGCGCTCACTGAGCAGGCGGTGTTACCCACTCACTACAAATGCCCCCAAACCGGCGCCTTGTTGCCGGTAGAAAACCCCACAGTTTGGATCTACCAAGAGGACCCTAAAGATGAGAATGAGTAACGCTACAGTTGGCAGACACTCTGCCAACTGGACCCCATTTTCTGCCAACTGGATCCAGTTGGCAGACGTCCGCCATCTGGAATGTCAGGATAATCAATCACTTAAGTCCAGTTGGCAGAAATTCCAGTTGGCAGCGCCTGCCAACTTGCCAACTGGAGTAAGTCATTGTTCTTATTCACAAAATCAGGCAATTCCAGATGGCGGGAAGTCTCCCCCCTTACAGGGGGGAAGGAAATCACTTCCTTCCCCCCGCTCTGTAAGGGTTCTCCCGGCCCCCCGATCGAGGGGGCAGTCTGACTGTACGTTGCTTGCCCTCGATCTCGGTACTCGAGCCGGATGGGCATTGCATCAACCCGATGGATCCATCACCAGTGGCACCGAGAGTTTCAAACCACAACGGTTCGAAGGGGGTGGTATGCGCTATCTGCGGTTCAAGCGCTGGCTGACCGAGTTGAAACAGACCACCGACGGACTTGATGCCGTGTACTTCGAGGAAGTGCGGCGGCATGCCGGTGTCGATGCCGCGCATGCCTATGGCGGCTTCATGGCGCATCTGACTGCCTGGTGTGAGCACCATCAGATCCCGTATCAGGGTGTGCCGGTCGGGACGATCAAAAAACATGCGACCGGCAAAGGCAATGCCGGTAAGGCCGACATGATCGCGGCCATGCAGACCCTCGGGCATCAACCGGAGGATGACAACGAAGCGGACGCCCTGGCGCTTTTGTACCTGGCCATTGAACGAGTGGGGATAGCATGAAGATTCCTGAATATCGCTATCGCTGCCCTCTGGGTCGGAAGTATCCCGAGGCACCAGAGCCGGAGGATATCAAGCGTTATGGCTGGCGTGATCAGGGTCTCCTGGTGATCTCACCGGAGGACGAACGACTGAACTGGATGGAGCGGGAAGTGCTGCAACAAGTGGGTGAACGTCTCTACGGGCGGCGGAGGGAGCACCATGGTTAAGTGGACCGAGGAACAAGTGGCTGAGCGGTTTCACGAGGCGGCCGAGACCTCTCGGCGTCTGCCAGGACTGAAGTCGCAGGGATACTTCAGTGTCTGGCCTGGAATTCAGCGTGAACGGTGGGAGGGCTATGCGGGTGAAGATCGTGTGATGACCTTTCCGCCGACACCGGATGCGGTCGCCAGGCTGGAAGAAACTCAGAAGTGGTTGCTGTGGCTTGATGAACCGCAACGGCATCTGGTCTGGATGCGGGCAGAGGGTTGGCGTTGGCCGGAGATCGCCAAACGCATCGGTTGCGATCGGACCACCGCCTGGCGGCGCTGGAGGAGTGCACTGGGGCTCGTGACGGTACAGTTGAATCCGCTGTAAACCCGCATGGATAGGGGCTTCGCCTAGCCAACAGCGAAAACCGTCTGGGAACAGCGAAAAACAGGGGGTTAAATTGCAACGTTTTGGATAAGTTCGGCTAAGATGACCCCCAACATCGCACGAGGCTTATCCAAAACGGCTCTGAAGCCCATGAGGATTGAGCCGAAAAGCAGCAACAGCGAAAACCATTTTTTAACAGCGAAAAACCCCTGCCGTTTTCACCACTCTTTCGAGAACTCCGGTTAACATGGCTGCCAGATTCAACAGAGATATACGGACAACGATTTAAACCACTGATTCGCTCCCCCGGACAATTTTTTGGGTCCTTCCTGGCGTTCCTGCAACTCGGGAGGCAAAGGCGCGGCGCTTGTCCACCGTCTGACCAGAAAATGAGGTTTGCAGGGTTGGCAGGGTTTGCACCCCAGGCACCGAAGGCCGCGCCACCCGGGACATATCACCCGTTTCTGCATCGGCGCAGGGTGCAAACCTCAGACGCCCACCTCGCGGGATAGCCCGCCGATCGCTTCCTCCAGGTTTGCGGTCCAATTGGCGATACACAGTTAAATTCAAAAGCCTGCCACGGTTTCCGTCGCAGGCTTTTTTGTTGGGTCTTCCTCCAAGTGCTGTTGTCGGCCCCGGCGTGTTCTCACAGGAACAGGTCAGGGCCGAGCTTTTTCACATGGAGGGCTAGGCCACTGCCTTGCCATAAAACGACTGAATGCCCTCGTCCCTGATGGCCAGAATAGCTTCTCCTAGTGCGGCATCCTCCGAATCGAAAGTGTCATCCCAGACTGTAGCGTTGCCATCGGCCGCCACGACTTCAAGCGTCCAACTGGAGTCGGTGGAACGGTAAATCTGGATGCTTACCGAGTAACTGTCTTGGCTATGAGAGGTTTCGAGATCGGAGTGAATCACCTTCGATAACTGATCGTCTTTCATCGTGGTGATCTCCCGATCAAATCAGGACGAACACGATCAGCAACCCAGCGACCACGTAAT